GTATCATTCCTCCCGGAAAACGAAAATCAAGACTTTACATTCCAAAACGTATCTGCTATAATACCTCTGCTTTGAACTTTAGATATTATACCAAATCCTTTTGGCCTTGTAAAGTTGGAGCAAAAAGAATATGCGGCCGTAGCTCAGCTGGATAGAGTGCCAGACTCCGACTCTGGAGGTCGTGGGTTCGAATCCCGTCGGCCGTACCAAATGGCGCGAATACGAACACCGTGATATACTTCCTCAATGGGGTATTCGTGGCGTCCGTATTTGCGGCGAAGTGAAAAGACCAGCAGTTGTACCTATATGGTGCAGCTGCTGGTCTTTTTCTGCTTTATACGCGCTCCGCCCGGAAAAGCCCTCCATAACGGAATAAGTGATAATCTAACAATTCGCACCGAAATCTGCGGATTTTTGGTAGATTATCACATAAAGGAGCGGCTGCGCAATGATAAGAATTAAACTGTCCCGCGTTTTGGGCGAAAGACGCTGGACACAGGCTGATCTTGCCCGAGCGACGGGCGTCAGGCCGACAACCATCAACGACTACTATCACGAGATCGCAGAGAGGATCAACCTGGAACACTTTGACCTGTTCTGTGAGGCCCTCAACTGCGATCTTTCTGATTTGATCGTGTACGTTCCGAATCAGGAACCGAGGGTCAGGCACGATAGAGCCGGAAACAAAAAACTGTAATCCATAGCACCACTTCCTCATGAGAAAGCCCGGACACTCACCTGTCCGGGCTTTCTCATATCTTGGTGCCGTCCGGGAACTCGAAGTATGCGACGTACTGCGCTCCGAGGGCCTCGGCTGCCTTGTCCAGATCATCCGATGCGAATTTCCCCGTTTTGAGGCGCTGATTGAATGCTGACGGGGAAGTGCCGATTTCTCGCGCAAGCTGCGCTTCGGATTTTCCGGCATAGGCGCAGGCGGCTTTGATCTTCCGGGATATATCCATTTGACCACCTCCACGGCTATCATAAACGCGCCTCTTTCAAAAGTCAAGAAAATTCTAAATGATAAACAGAAAAATCTTGAAAATATTTAGAAAAACATGAAGAAAACTCTTGACATCGTTTAGGAAATCCTTTATAATGAAGCCATCAAAGGACAGGAGGAATAAAAAATGAAGTTCGAGCAGATCAACCGCAAATTCACCGAGGCCGTGGCTGAATGGATGGCCAAAGGGTACTTGATCAACACCGCTACCATGAGCGGCAGCCAGGGCGAGATCGGAAAGATCGACCTCACCGACGGAAAAGAGATTATCAGGGTGACGTTGGAAAACTTCGGAAAACCCGTTACTCGTATCAATGAACGGTTTTATCGCCTGGAAGGCCTCGAGTTGATTGTCGGTCGCGTCACCGACAAAGTCACACCGAACAGCCAGGACGCATTGCAGACCGCTTGGACCAGCAACCTCGAGATCCTGTCCAGTGAAGTGTTCTACGAGATCGGTCGGCAGCACCGCAACGGCTCCAAGTGGTATGGCACCAGAGAGGAGGCCGTGGCCCAGCAGGACAAAGAGGCCGAGCGGTACCGCATACGGTACATGGAGAAACAACAGGAGTTTCCCGGAGCTGCCAAACAAACGGTCCTCCCGTTCATCCGCCGCCAGCCTAAATGCAAAAGCGTCCGGCTTTCAGAGATTGAGAAGATCACCAAGCACTACAGCAAGACCCGCACGGGCCGCGTGTTCGTCCAGTACGTCGTCAACGCCAGAGGCAACAGTTACACGCTGAGATAAGGAGGTCTCGAAAATGAAAATCACAAGAGCACCCGGCCTGATGAAATACCCGTACACCATCGAGGCCACAGAGGAAGAATTTCGCGCAATTCGGGACGCCATCCCGGAGGAAACCAACCAAGGATACACGATCCTCAAAGCGGAAGCCTGTATGGAGTGTGACGGAAGGACGGAACGAATCGTCCTCGGAAGAACGGTGACGCGGCTCGGAGCTCAGTATGTCACTTGGGAATCGATCGTCAATGAGAATGGCGAGATTGATTACTACTGGGGTCACTACTTCGATGACTACGGCGAGGCCCTGCACGATTACTATAAGCGGCTGATGGAAAAGTTCGAATAATCCAAACGAATTTAACCGATTATCTCACTTCAAATAGCCCGCCCCGGAGGTCACGAGGGCAGAAAGGAATAATATGGAGAACGTCAAATACTACCCCATCCGCGAGGACGCGGCAAGGCGTGCCAAGAACGCCAACAGCTACTTCGACTACATCGAGGGCTCCGCCACCGCTGAATACCGCCGCCTGGTAGACAACGCCGCTGCCATTGCAGAGCGCCAGAAGGAGCGTGTCGGGACGGAGTATCACGAGAAGATCGACCGGCTCCTCGACGCTTACGCCCGGAAGCTGGCCGATAACCTGAATCACCGCTACGAAATTGACGCCCGCGTCCCCTCCATCCTGATCACCGGCGGCAGCAACTTCCCGGTGCGGGCAAAAGAGAAGCAGAACGCCGCCCGTGATACCAACGAGCGGGAATACATGGAGATTCAGGGCCTCCTCGATAAGATCAAGAGTACCGGCCTCGGCGGGGTCATGAGCGACGATCCTGACGCCATGCTGAAACTGAAGCTCAAGCTCGAGGGCCTGGAACGTCTGCAAGAGCACATGAAGGAGATCAACGCCTATTATCGGAAGCATAAAACCCTGGACGGCTGCCCGGATCGCAGGCCTGACGAATTCGGCTCCTTCCCGAGCTGGGCGCTCTCGAACAACAACGCGAATATCCGCCGCATTCGTGGCCGTATCGAGCAGCTGCAAAAAGAGGCGGAGAGAGCCGCCGAGAACGTCGGCCCGAAGCAGGGCGACGGCTTCATTCTCAAAGAGAATCACGAGATCGGGCGCATTCAGTTTATCTTCGACGGAAAGCCGGACGAAAAGATCAGAGAGATCTTGAAGGGCAGAGGCTTCCGCTGGGCACCTTCTGAGGGCGCATGGCAGCGGATGCTGAACGATCACGGCAGATATGCCGCAGAGAGGGCCATCGAAGAGATGGCGGCTTTGGAGGGCTGATTCATGGGCTGGAACTACATCACCCCGGAACAGGGGGCGATCATCGACAGCATTTGCAATGAGTTCTGGACAGGGTGCAAGGGCGACGGGTGCCGCAAGTGCCCTCTGCTCCCGGCCTGCATGAACGAGGACGCTCCGCTCCTCCCGGAGCCTGACAGGACGGAAGCCTGGGAGCGTGGCCTCTGGGAGCTGGCCGATCAGGTGACACGGGGCTGACGGTATTTCCTTAAAAAGTCCTTAATGACAACTTAATAAGGAGTGTGATAAAATCCAAGCTGTAAATTTTTATCATTGCGTAACCGCATCTCCCGAGCCGCTCGCCCCGGCCATGACGGAGGTGCGGTTTCTCTATTCAACCGCTCCGATGATTACAGATCGGAGGAGCGACCATGAAAATTCTCACCCTGCCTCTGGGCGAAATAAAGCCCTATGAGAAAAACCCGCGCATCAATGACGCCGCTGTGCAGGCGGTGGCCGAAAGTTTCTCACAATGCGGTTATAACTCGCCTATCATTGTAGACGAGGCGCACGTTATCCTTGCCGGACATACCCGGCTCAAAGCTATGTATTCCCTCGGCTGGACGGAGGCGAAGGTCGTACAGATCGACGGTCTCACCGATGAACAGAAAAGGAAATACCGGCTTCTGGACAACAAGACCGCCGAGATCGCCGATTGGGATATGGAGCTGCTGGCCGACGAGCTGGAGGGACTGGACTTCGGCGACCTCGTTCTGGATTGGGGATTCGATGAAGAGAAACCTTCCCGCTACAATGCAGCGAACCAGAACGATTTGAGCCTTGCGGAGAGATACGGAATGCCGCCTTTCTCCGTCCTCGATTGCCGATCCGGGGCATGGCAGGAGCGGAAGAAAGCCTGGATCAATCTCGGGATCAACAGCGGCGAGGGCCGCGCTCACGGCCTGCTCGGTGGCGGCGGCCTCGATGATCTGGCAAAGAATAGCCAGAAGAACACCAACCTGACAGGCACCAGCGTATTTGACCCGGTACTCACGGAGCTGATGTATTACTGGTTCAACAAACCGGGCGGCTCCATCTATGACTGTTTTGCCGGAGGCTCTGTGCGCGGCGTGGTAGCTGCATACCTCGGTTATAACTACACGGGAATAGATCTATCGCAAGAGCAGATCGCCGAGGACGTGAGGCAGGCCGAGGCAATCGGCGTTTCCCCACGGTACATCTGTGACGATTCCCTGAACGCGGATAAGTATGTCGCCGACGAAAGCGCGGACATGATCTTCTCCTGTCCGCCCTATGCGGATCTGGAAGTGTACAGTGATAACCCTCGGGATATTTCGACGATGAAGTATCCCGATTTCTTACGGGTATATCGGGAGATCATTTCCATAGCCTGCCGGAAGCTGAAAAAAGACCGCTTCGCCGTGTTCGTGGTCGGGGATGTCCGTGACAAGCGCGGGGTGTATCGGAACTTCGTCAAGGACACGCAGGACGCATTCACGGATTGCGGCCTTGCCTACTACAACGAGATCATCCTGGTAACGCAGATCGCGACCGGGGCGCTCCGCGCCGCCCGCCAGTTCAACAGCGGGCGCAAGGTGGTAAAGACCCACCAGAATGTGCTGGTGTTCTACAAGGGCGATCTGAAGAAGATCCGGGACAACTTCCCACCGGTGGACGTCGACGAGACGCTTGTGAAGGAGATCGGCGATGGCGAACTATAACACCTTCGTTGCTATAGATTGCCGGTCGAGGAAGCCGCTGCTGGTGACCTCATCTGCCAGGAAAGCGAATGCGCTGCTTCGGACGGGCGTAAGGATCGAGGTGTGGAACGACAACAGCCTCATTGAGCGGATATACCAGGCGGACAAGCGCCGGGAGCGCAGTCCGCTTTCTCCATACATTGACGCCGAGCGGGAGTACATCGGCAGGAAACAGAGGAAAGCAGAGAAAAGAAACAGGAAGCGGTGATGCATCATGAAGGACAAGGAGCTTATCAAGGTTTACATCCGAACGGAGCACGGGGAAACCGTGTGCATCTGTAAGCGATCCAACAAGGGCTGTGACCGCCGCTGCGACAAGGATATTGTCGAGCGGGATAAGTTCCGTGGATGGGAGAAGACGATGCTGAACCGATATGGCAAATAGAAGCCTACTTCTTTTCAGGCTGGGTGTGGCTGCTCCTCCTTCACCACGCCCAGCCGTTTTATAGGAAGGTGGCGACATGGTAAACGAGCAGAACCTTAGGCCCGTCCGAACCGAGGAGGAAGCAAGGGAAAAGGGCCGAAGGGGAGGTATTGCATCTGGCGAGGCGCGGCGTCGCAAGAGAACCATGAAAGCGGCGGCGAAACTGATCTTGGATATGGGCGTGACGAGCGAGAAGAATATCCAGCTCATGACCGCATTCGGGATCGAGGAGGAAGACCTGACAAATCAGATGGCCGTCATGGTGGCTATGGTCAATCAGGCCATGAAGGGAAACGTCAGGGCCGCCACGTTCCTGCGCGATACTCTCGGCGAAAGCCCGGAGATGCAGATGCACAAAGACGAGATGAAGCTCCGCCGCGAGGAGTTCGAGTACAAGAAAGCAAAGGACGCCGGGGAGACCGAGGAGGTAGAAGACCTGGACGCTGTGGAGGCGGATATCTATGGCGGCGACAAGTAGCCTCCTGCGGAAGCGGCGCACCATCCCCTTCAATTGGAGCCAGGAGCACAAGGATTATATTCGCCGGTGCGAGAGCTGCACCTTCAATATCCTCGAGGGCGCTGTCCGTTCCGGCAAGACGATTGATAACGTCTTTGCCTTTGCTCATGAGCTGAAAACAACGCCGGACAAGATCCACCTTGCCACCGGCTCCACCATGGCCAACGCGAAGCTGAACATCGGCGACGCCAACGGCTTCGGCCTCGAATATATCTTCCGGGGACAATGCAAGTGGGGCAAGTACAAGGGCAATGAGTGCTTGAAGATCAAAGGCCCGGCTACGGGCTACCGCCTCCGCATCGTAATTTTCGCGGGCGGGGCGCTGTCTGACAGCTTCAAGAAGATCCGTGGTAATTCCTACGGTATGTGGATCGCCACGGAGATCAACCTTCACCACGACAACACGATCAAGGAAGCGTTCAACCGGCAGCTCGCAGCAAAGCGCCGGAAGATCTTCTGGGACTTGAACCCGGACGCGCCAACGGCTCCGATCTACACAAAGTACATTGACGTGTACGCCGCCAAAGATGCAGCGGGAACGCTGATCGGCGGGTTCAATTACCGGCACTTCAACATCTTCCAGAATATCAACATCAGCAAGGAGCGCCGGGAGGAGATCATCAGCCAGTATGATGAAAACTCCATCTGGTATGTGCGCGATATCCTCGGCCTGCGCATCCGCGCCGAGGGCCTTGTCTATCCGATGTTCAATCGGAAGCGCCATTCAGTCAGCAAGATCGCAGAGGCAAACAGGCTCCACCGCTATTATGTGTCCATCGACTACGGCACCGTCAACCCGTTTGCCGCTGGCCTGTGGGACTTCGATGTGGTGGAGCAAAAAGCAACCATGATCCGCGAGCTGTACTACAAAGGCGGCAGCGCAAAGCGCGTCGACAACGAGGCGTACTACAAGATGCTGGAAGGTCTGGTCGGGGATTATGAGATCGAGTACATCGTCATTGACCCGTCAGCTGCTTCCATGATCGAGACGATCCAGAAGTACGGGCGCTGGTCGTGCGTCAAGGCAAACAACGATGTGTTGAACGGTATTCAGGACGTGACCAAGTTCCTGAATGCCGGGGTGCTGTTCTTCCACGAGAGCTGCATCAACACCTTCGCTGAGTTCGAATCGTATGTGTGGGACGAAGACGCGGATGAAGATACGGTTATCAAAGAGAACGACCACAGCATGGACCAGGTGCGGTACTTCTGCCGCACGGTGCTCCGCAATGAATTGAAATGGATAGTATAAGGGCGGTGATAGCATGAATTTTTTTAGTCGCCTGTGGAGGAGGATCAGACAGATGTTTTTATCCAACAATGCCGATATCGGAAAGGTGTTCGGCGTAAAGCTCATTGAATCGAGCGACATGAATTCTGCCATCGTGCGCTGGGACAGCATCTCGACGGGACGTCCGCCCTGGGTCGACCCGGACGATGATATCGAGACCGTGAACATGGCGAAGCATATCGCAGACTTCCGGGCGAAGCTGACGGTGCTGGATATCGACATTGCCTGCTCCGGCTCCTCCCGCGCTGACTATGACCAGGAGATCATCAAGAAGCTGCTGCAGCGCCTCCCGGATCAGGTGGCCGAGGCCGATCGGCACGGCGGCATGATTATCAAGTGGAACGGCAGCACATGGGACTTCGTGATGAACGGCTCCTTCGGCATCACGGCGAAGGATGATAACGGGAACATCACCGGCGCGATCTTCGCCACGCAGACCACGCAGTACGGAGATCATTACACCCGCCTGGAATACCACCGCTTTGAGAAGGACGGCCTTTATTATGTCAGCAACAGAGCTTTCAAGAACAAGCTCGGCCACGCTGACGAACTCGATCTCGGCCACGAGGTACCGCTTACCGAGGTGGATGATTGGGCCGATATGCTGCCCGACACTCCGGGCATTGCCAACCTGACGCGCCCGTTGTTCGGGTACTACCGTGTGCCCGGCGCGAACGTGATTGATCCGACGTCGCCCCTCGGCATGTCCGTGTTCGCCGGTGCGCTGCATGAGCTGAAAGCGATCGACGTTGCCATCAGCCGCAAGGACAGCGAGGTGGAGGACAGCAAGCACGTCACCTTCGTCGGTCAACAGGTGATCCGGGACGCGCAGAACAAGAACCTGTCGCTGCCCCGCTTTGTGAAGGGCCTCGGTATGGGTATGAATGATTCCGATACCAGCGCCATCCACGAACACGTCCCGACCATGCTGACCGATGCGAGGATCAAGGACATCAACTTCAACCTGTCCCTCGCCGGAGTGAAGTGCGGCTTCTCCGAGGGCGTCTTTGTCCTTGACGGGCAGACCGGCATGATCACCGCGACACAGGTAGAGGCCGATGACCGCGACACGATCCAGACGATCAAGACCGACCGCGACGCGCTGAAGACCGCGCTCGACGATGCAATCTATGGCATGGACGCTCTGGTGCAGCTGTACGGCCTTGCTCCGCTGGGTGAGTATGAGCTGAACTTCAACTTCGGCGATATCACCTATTCCTACGAGGAGGACAAGGCTTCCTGGAAGTCCTACGCCGCGCAGGGATGGGTACCGAAGTGGCTGTACTTCGTCAAGTTTGAGGGCATGAGCGAGGAGGACGCACGGGCGCTGACGCAGGAAGCGGAGCAGGCGAATCTCAGTAAGGGATTGTTCGGCGTTGAGTAAGGAGGCGGCCCATGCTTACCCCACAGGAGCTGCTTGAAATCGTAGAGACGATGTACCCGCTGCTGGATGATCTGAATACCTGGATCACCAGAGACCTTATCAAGCGCCTCATGGCACGGTTAGAACGCGGCGACAGCTTTACTTTCGGCGCGTCCGATAAATGGAAGCTCCAGCTTTACCAGGAAGCAGCGGGCCATTATGAGGCGCTGACGGAGGAGATCCAGAAGTGGACAAAGAAGTCCGACGCCGAGGTAGCTGCTATCTTTGAGGACGCCGGTATCCGGGCGTGGGCCTATGACGATGCGTTCTATGTAGCGCAGGGCCTTGAATCTGTTCCGCTCCTGAAATCCGAAAGCCTGATGAAGATCCTCGTGGACACCTACCAGCGCACTAACGGAGAGATCCACAACTTCACTCGCACCACGGCGCAGGCCAGCGAGCAGCGGTTCATGCGCGTCTGTGACGAAGCCCACCTGAAAGTGGTAACGGGCGCTCAGTCCTATGCTGCAGCGGTGGCCGATGCGGTGGCAGAGCTGTCAGAGAAGCAGGCGGTGGTCAGATACCCGTCCGGCCATGTGGACACCATCGAGACCGCCGTGCTGCGCTGCGTTAGAACCGGCACAGCGCAGGCCTCTGGGGAGATGTCCCTCCGGGGTATGGAGGAGCGCGGCTGGGACGTGATCCTTGTCTCTGCGCACCTGGGCGCTCGCTACGGCGACGGCGGCGAGAACGCCGGGAATCATGCGTGGTGGCAGGGAAAGCACTATTCCAAGAACGGAGCGACGCCGGATCTCCCGCTGTTCTCTGTGACTGGTTACGGCACCGGCGAGGGCTTGTGCGGATGGAACTGCCGCCACTCCTTCGGCCCCGGCACCGTTGGGCATAATCCCTATGACGGCTTCGACGCCGAGGAGAATAAGAAAGCCTATGATCTATCACAGCAGCAGAGGACCATGGAACGCGCCATCCGCCACAGCAAAACGAAACTGCTGGGCCTTAAAACAGCGATTGATAACTGCTCTGATCCAGAGGCGAAAGCGAAGCTGCAGGAGGATTACGACAAGACAGCGGTTCAACTGACCCAACAGAACAAGGCTTATAATCAGTTCTGCAAGGACAATGATTTGAAGCGGTACGATGATCGCGTCCGCGCTGCCAAATGGAGCCGCGAGGAAGCGGCGAAGGCTGCCGCGACCGCAGGGAAGGTCAGCCGGTTCAAGGATAAGGTGATGGAGGCTGGGCAGACTTCCACGGGCGTCCAGATCCGGGACGTTGAAACGCACATCTATACGCGGTCTGTCCAGCGCGGCCTGAATGCTGGCCATGTGACAGAGGCATTGACAAAGCCGCTCGGTCTCGGTAAAATCAGATCAGACCGATCCCAGCAGTTCATAGGCGAACATGCGACGGTCGCAATCAATGTCGACACCGGCAAGGTGATAACCTGTTGGCCGACCAGTTCGAAGAAGGTCGAAAAGCTGAAAGGAGGGAAGTGATGGTATGAAGAACGTAGCGGCGGTGTTTACCGCCGAGGAGCTGTCTTTCATTGAGAAGCACAGCGGCGTGTCCCTTTCCAACGACAGGGATTATTCCGATGATGAACTCCTGAGGATTCACGAGGCCATCACCGACAACGCCCCGTATGACGATCTCTTTGAAAGCGTAGTTGACAAATTCTTCGACAACTTTGAAGTTTAGCCGCCCTGCATCTGCAAGGCGGCTTTTCTTATACCCACGCGCTGCGCCCGAGAGGGCGCTTTTTTATGCCTGCTTTCCGGCGCATGAGCCGGGAGCGGGTACAAACTTCGACCACGGGCGGTCGTAATCAATGCCCGGCAGCGAGGGAGCGACCCCATAAAAAGCATAGCTGAGAAAGGAACACCCATGAAAAAGGAAGAACTCATTGCGCTCGGCATCACCGAGGAGCAGGCTGCGAAAGTCCTGGAGATCAACGGCAAGGACATTGAGCACGCCAAGTCCGTCAAGGACACGGAGATCTCGAAGCTCACCACAGAGCGGGACGATCTCAAAGGGCGGCTGACCACCGCCGAGGACACGCTGAAAAAGTTCGGGGATAAGACCCCGGAGCAGATTCAGCAGGAGATCCAGACCTATCAGGATCAGGCGAAAAATGCTCAGGCGGACTTCGATAAGAAGATCCTGCAGCGCGACCAGAAAGACTGGCTCAAAGCCAAGCTCGATGAGTACGGCGTCACTTCCCCCTTCGCCCGGAATGCGCTGGTCTCCGAGGCCATGTCCGAGGACAGCGGCCTCAAATGGAAGGACAACGCTTTCTTTGGCTTCGATGACTTCATGAAGTCGGCCAAGGAAAAGGACAAGGGTCTTTATCAGACCGCCGAAGAGAAGGAGGCAGCGGAGAAAGCTGCCGCCCTCGAGAAGGGTGCTGCCCGTTTCACCGGCTCTGCCGGGGACGGCGGAAAAGGCAAGGGCGAGAAATACACCCCGCCCAAAATTTTCTAACTATGAAAGGATGATTTGATTATGGCAAGAGTAGCATCTCTGGCAATCCTGGCCGCTGGCACCGATCCCCAGGCCAACGACTTCCTCAAGGAAGAGTATGGCAAGGTGATCGAGAACGTCCAGAAGGGCGCGATTTCCACCAACATGAAGAACCGCGACCTCTCCGGCGATCCCACCGCGGGTTCCGTGGAGGCCAAGCGTTTCGCCAATGCGGAGCCGCAGGCCTACGGCACCGCCCGCGCTGCTGGCGCTGGCAACAAGATCAAGGCCAAGCCCGTGACCGTTGCCATCGACGATGACAAGGAGTTCGTCGAGGAGATGGAGGAGAAGGACACTTCCCTCTACGGCGTCGACGGCCTCGTGCAGCGCCGTGGCCAGAACCACACGCTGCGCATGATCGCATATCTGGACACCAAGTTCTTCGCCACCGCCTACGCCAGCGCGATCGCCCTCAACCTGAGCGGCTACGACAAGGTGGAGGAAGAGCTCGAGGCGATCATTCAGGAGTGCGAAACCACGAAGAATGATTTTGTCGACGGCGTCCCCCGTGCGCTGATGCATCTGGTTCTGTCCCCGAAGTATTACGGCAAGGTCCGTAATCAGCTCGACACCCAGACCAACAACGCCAATGTGGACACATCTGCGGAGGAGTTCAAGGTCTGGCACGGCGTCAAGACCTACAGCTGCGTGAACCTCCCCAACGGCTGCGATTATATCCTGCTGGTGGACGGCGCGGTCGCCCAGCCTGTCATGGCGACTCCCTACAACGTGGAGAAGATCCCTCTGTCCAACGCCTACGGTCTGGAGCTTTTCTTCTCCTGCGGCACGAAGACGGTCACCCCCGACCTGATCTTCAAGAAGGGCGTGTTCACCGCAGTCGCTGCCAACGCGACCTTCGACGCCACCAAGACCTACTACACCGTGAGCAACGGCGTGTACACCGTGGCCGACATCCAGGCTTTCGCCAACGGCACCACCTACTACACCATGGGCTAAGCCGGGGAGGGTTCGATCATGCTGTTCAGAAACCTTTTGTCTGGGAACCTTGTTTCGACGGACAATGAGGACGTTATCGAACAGATGCGGAAGTCTCCGACTTATGAGCCTGTCGTAGCGTCTGAAGCTCCTGTGCCGGAGAAAAAGCCGGTCAGGAAGAAATCCAGCAAAGGCGCGGAGTAAGGAGCGAATATGGCATACGCGGATTATCAGTTCTATACCGAGAGCTTTTATGGCTCCGATCTGACGCAGGCCGTCGCCCCGCGCTGGCTGGAAATGGCAAGCGACGAGATCGACGCGCTGACCTTCGGGCGGCTGACCTTTGCCATGCCCACGCATGAGGCCCATGTTGTCAAGGTGAAGAAAGCCGTGTGTGCCGTAGCCGAAGCCCTGTTCCATATCGACGAACAGCAGAGAGCCGCCGCTGCTCACAAAGCAGAGGACGGCAGCTATCGGGGAGCCGTGGCCTCTATCTCGTCCGGGCGGGAGAGCATCTCCTTCTCGGCGAGCGGGGCCTCGGCTTCTTCCATTGCTGCAGCTGCTGCGAGTGAGGCGGAGCGGGCAAAGCTGATCGGCAGCATCGTCTCCCGATACCTCGCCAACATCCCCGACGCTAACGGCATCAACCTCCTGTATGCGGGGGTGAGATAGTCATGTATGACCACACGATCACCCTGTTCTGTATGCACGGCGATACCTGGTATCCGTCTGTCATCGAAGGGGTCGATCTGATTGCCACGGAGAGCGCCAACAAAACGCCCCTCGCCGGACAGACCAACGGCGACAGCGTGGAGATCATCGTCCACAGCAGCGCCGCGAAGGTTGTAAAGACAAAGGCCGGGGCAAAAGCCTACGTCACTCCAAAGGCATACGCGGCTACGAATGCGCCTGCTGATTGCCTCACCTTTACCCCGGAGCAGGATTTCATCTTGGACGCCGAATGGCCGTCCACCGATCCCGTCCCGGATGATGCATACGGTGACACCGGCCTGTACAGCGCGTTCAACGAAGATCATGACGGCGTCTACATGATCACCTCCGCAAAGTATCTCGGCCTCTTGCCTCACTTCGAGATCGGGGGCCGATGATATGTCCCAGACCTTTCACTTCAAGAACTTCTCCTATGTGGCCGGGAACCTTCGGGTTGAGATCAAGTTCGACCGCTTCTCCCGTCAGTTCACGGAGGCGCAACGGTGGCTCGGAGATCAGGTGCTCGAAGACTGTAAGCCCTATATGCCGATCCGCACGGGCAGTATGCAGCAGCGGTCAAAGGTAAATAACGGCGGTACGGAGATCGAGTTCCCCGGCCCTTATGCCCGATTCCAGTATGAGGGCATTGTGATGATCGGGGAGAAAACCGGGTCGCCGTGGGCGCGGCGTGGCGAGCACAAGGTACCCACAAACAGGCGGCTTTCCTATTCCAGCGGCACGGCCACGTCACACTGGTTCGATACGGCCAAGGCGCAGCACGGCGCTTTCTGGATCGCAGAAGTTAAGAGAAGGGCAGGTGGAGGCTGATGCCTACCCCCAAGCAAACCGCATTTGATGTTGACGGCTCCGAAGCCGTCAGCAGCGTTCTTGTTTCTCTGCTGAATCGCTTTCCCGGTCTCGGCACGAGAAGCATTAAGTTTTCCACGCTGGAAGATACCGCTGGCATCGGCTTCTTCCCGACCAGCGGCGCGGCGATCCTCTCCAACAAAGAGGATATCACCGGGCATGTGCATCAGGTGTGCCTCTACCCGTTCACGGTCGTGTATCGGGCGGCGGCTAAGACCGAGGCGCAGCGCCTGAAAATGAAGGAGTTCCTGGACACCCTCGGCAAGTGGCTGGAGCTGCAGCCGGTGACCATCCAAGGCACAGAGCATAAGCTATCCGGCTATCCGTCCCTCGGCTCCGGGAACCGTGTCATTAAGTCTGTCACCCGCACCAACCCGGCCCATCTGAACGCCCCGTATCAGGATGGCGTGGAAGACTGGACTATCTCTGCCACACTCAGGTATGAGAATGAATTTGACAAGTAAGGAGTGATAAACCCATGGAAGGGAAAATGGAAAGAAAGTATCTGGCCCACCTCGTGGACACCAACTTCGGCGAGGGTACTCCGAACTACCGCCGCCTGGGTGAAGACCTCGAAGAACTCAACGAGGAGCTGAACCCTGACGTGGAGCTTCAGAAGAATATCCTCGGCGAGCAGAGCGTTGTCCACCGTGGCTATGAGGCGCAGAAAGAGGTTACCCCGTTCTACGCCCACCGCGGCGATCCGCTGTTCAATCGGCTCTGGGCCATTGCCAAGCGCAGATTGACCGGCAACGCCTGCAAGACCACCGCGCTCGACGTTCTGCTGAACGAGGACGGCACGGTCGAATCCGCGTTCCGCGAGGACGTCTATCTGATCCCCACCAGCGACGGCGGCGACACCTCCGGCGTCCAGATCCCGTTCACCGTATACGGTGCCGGTAACATCGTGGAGGGCCTGTACGACACGACCACCAAGGTCTTTACCGAGGTCGAGTACACCGCTGTTGCCACCCCGACCGGCAATCCCGCCACCAGCAACTACTTCGAGAAGATCGCCGGTGACGCCTATATCCGTTCCGCCGACACCGAAGCGGTGACCGGCAAGACCTATTACACCCGCGCCGCCAAGTCCGCGTAAGGGTGACCAGCCATTCAGGGGCAGCTTTCGGGCTGCCCCTTTTTCCTTGCGTAAACATAGAAGGAGGATTCACAAATGCCCGAAAAGATCATGCAGCTTGTCGTAGATGACGGCAGCGTAAGCGTTCCCGTGATGAACAAGAGCGGCGAGCAGATCGGCGTGTTCGCCTTTCGGCCCACCGATATCGGAATCATCGACAGATACAACGAGGTCGTGAAGTCCTTCGATAAGGTCACGGAACCTCTGGAAAATGTGACCATCGAGAACGACGGCACGGTTGACCCGGAGAACGAGGCCGACCTTGCCGCTCTGCGTGAAGCCACGAAGCGCTTGTTTGACGCCGTGGATTATCTCTTCGGCGGAAACATGGCCGAGGCTTTCTTTGGGAAGATGCACCCGTTCTCTCCTGTGAACGGGCAGTTTTATTGTGCGCAGGCGATTGATGTTGTCGGCGCATTTATCGGCCAGCAGTTCGAGGCCGAGACCGCGAAGGTCGAGAAGCGGGTGCAGAAGTACACCCACGGATATGAGGCCAGAACCGGGAAGCACAAGGACGGCCGGGCATGATCGGCCAGCTTCCCCGGAGCCTCGATGTAAACGGCACGGAGTACGAGATCCGTACTGATTTCAGAGACGTTCTGAAAATCGTCTGCGCCTTTGCCGATCCTGAATTGGAGGAGCAGGAAAAGGCGTATATTGCCCTCCGCATTCTCTACGTGGATTTCGACGAGATCCCGGAAGAGGACTACGAGGCGGCGTTCAAGGCTGCAATCTCTTTCATAGATTACGGCAATTCGGACGATGGGAAGCCTTCACCGAAGGTCATGGATTGGGAACAGGACGAAAATATCCTGTTCCCAGCCGTGAATAAGGTGGCGGGCTTTGAAACGCGCTCGGCTGAATACATCCACTGGTGGACGTTCATGGGCTACTTTATGGAGATCAGCAAGGGCGTGTATGCAAATGTGCTCTCGCTCCGGCTGAAAAAGGCCACGGGCAAGAAGCTCGAAAAGTGGGAGCGCGATTATTGGAATGCGAACAAGAGCATCTGCGTCCTCCGCCCCAGGCTGACGGAGGAGGAGAAGGCTCAGAAGGATAAAATCAACAAACTGTTCGATTAGAAAGAGGGTGAAATCATGGCAGACGGCAGCGTAATGGTCGACACCGAGCTTGACCCGCAAGGCTTTAAGGCGGGCAGCGCGGAGATGAAATCAGCCGTCAAGTCCCTCGAAGCATCGGTAAAGGCGCTCGGCCCTGCCCTGAAACGGGCGGCCAAGGGCGGAAGTTTCAAAGACTATCAGGCAGAGGCAGACAAGGCCAGGGCCTCCATTGCCGAGATGGAAAGAGAGCTGGAAGCCCTCGGCCATAAGCCCGTTGCGACCGATCAGTACAAGAACATGATCGCCGCCATGGATCAGGCTACCTATAAGCTCGAAGCTCTGGAACACAAACAGGATCTTTTGAAGCGGCGCGGCGTCAGCGAGAACTCTACGCAGTGGAAGAACCTGCAGGTCGATATTGACATGGCCAGAGAAAAGGCAGAGCAGTACGCCGACGCAGTAGCGAACATGGAGGATAAGGGCACTGCCTTTACCCCCGGCACCGAGACGGCGGAATATGCCGAGCTTGCCTCCCGTATTGAGCAGGCGAAGCAGGCCCTCGCCGATCTGGAAGCAGAGGCCGCGAATGCACAGGCGAGACTTTCCCAGGTACCCACGGCCAGCGGCATGATCAAGAGCGCCTTCGCCAGTATCGGGGCCACGGTGCGTAGCGCGTTTTCCGGCGTGGCGAACGCCGTGACGCACCCGATCCAGACGGCAGACCGCGCCCTTGGCCCGCTGCTGGTTAAGGCCGGGCAGCTCCCCGGCGCTCTGGCCTCTCTCGGGAAGACGGCCATCGGGCATTTTGTGTCAGGGCTGAAAGCGGCGGCGTCCGCCATGGGGCGGATGGTCACCGGCGGGAACTCCATGAGTAAACAATTCGGCGGCTTGATCGGAGCCGCAAAGAAGTTCTCTCTGGCCATGCTCGGCGCGAGAGGTATCTATTCGCTGCTCCGCAAAGCGGTCACCGAATACATGAGCCAGAACACGGCCCTGTCCGGCCAGATGTCCAGCATGTTCTCACAGCTCGGAAATATTCTCGGCCCGATCATCACCCGGATCATCGGGTTGGTGTCCACGGCCATCGGCTATATCACGGCCCTGCTGAGTCTGCTCGGCATTGCCGGATCGACCGCCGTCAAGAACATCGACAAAGCAGCGGGCGGAGCCGGAGGCGCAGCAAAAGAATTGAAGCGGCAGCTCGCGAGCTTCGATGATCTGAATATCCTGAACGGCGACGATGACGGCGGCGGTGGAGGCGGAGGCGGCGCAGGCACCACAGATCCCGCCGAGGTCACGCTCCCCGACTGGTTGACCATGATGGTGGACAAGATCAAAGAAGGCGACTGGGCGGGCGCTGCGACGGTTCTAACCGATAAGCTGAACGAGATGGTTGATAGCGTAGACTGGAGCGGCATCGGCTCTAAAATCGGCTACTGGCTGAATGGTGTGCTGACCTTCCTCGCAACAGCCATTCTCAACTTTGACTGGAAGAATCTCGGCAAGCACCTCGCCGAATCCGTCAACGCCATTATCAAAAGCGTAGATTGGACGAACCTCGGTACTGTTCTCTCCGGCAAATTCCGAATCATCCTGCTCACCGCTGCCGGATTCCTCGAAAACCTCGACTGGGCAGAGCTGGCCAAAGGCTTCAGCGATTTTGCCCAGGGCTTCTTTGACGGCATCACAAACGCAATCAAGGCGGTCAATTGGGACAAGATCGGCGAGGGTATCGCTGATTTCCTTAAAAATATCGACTGGGCCGGGATCGCGGAATCTATCTTCGAACTGCTCAAAAGCGCCTTTGAGGGTATTACCGGCCTTATCCGTGGCCTGCTGAAAGACGCGCTCGACCTTGACGGGGATGAAAACCTCCTCGAAATCGGTATCAAGCTGATTAAGGTTGGCTGGGAATCTCTGAAAAAATTCGTCGGCACAGCGGTCACAGCTGCCGTATCCCTGGTGAAAAAAGGCTGGAAGTCTCTGAAAAAATGGGTCGGCGATAAGCTCGATGTGGCAATCAGCCTCATCAAGAAGGGCTGGAAAACGATCACAAAATTCGTCGGCGACGCCGTGAAGGTGACGATCTCCCTTCTGAAAAAAGGTTGGAAGACGATAGAAAAGTTCGTCGGTACTGCCGTATCGGTCGGTATCAAGCTTCTCAAAAAAGGTTGGAAAACCATTGAAAAGTTTGTCGGCACAGCCGTTTCGGTAGCTATCTCACTGCTGAAAAAGGGCTGGAAAACTATCGCCGGTTTTGTCGGCACAGCAGTTGCGGTGACGATCTCCCTTCTGAAAAAAGGTTGGAGTACGATTGCCAACTACGTCGGCACGGCGGTTTCGGTTTCTATCTCGCTGCTGAAACGCGGTTGGAGCACGATCTCGGCATACGTCGGCACGGCGGTTTCAGTGTATATCTCGCTGCTGAAACGCGGTTGGACGGCGCTGTCGAACTGGATCGGTACATCGAACAATGTGTATATCAGCCTGCTCAAACGTGGATGGCAGACAATCGCAGGATTCATCGGCACGAGCGTTTCTGTTGGTATCAGCCTGTTCAAATCCGGCTGGTCTTCCCTGAAAGCGTTCTTCGGCCTTGCCTCCGGCGGCATTGTAACGTCGCACGGCTTCAAGCTCCTGTCTGGCGGCGGCGTGCTGCATGACGGTACCACAAACTGGTGGAGGAGCATTCCCAAATATGCGACCGGTACGCATACGGCGCACGGCTCCATGTTCGTCGCCGGTGAGGCAGGGCCGGAGATCGTCGGCCATGTAAACAACCGCACCGAAGTTCTGAACAAGTCCCAGCTCGCGGCCACAATGGAGGCGGCGGTCAGGACGGCCATGGTGACGATCTCGAACACCATCGGCTCCGCAATTCTCTCCAGAATGACCGCCTGTGCCAATGGCATTATTAGCGCGGTGCTGTACGCAGCGAGCGCCCATCCAACGGTGAATGTCGCGCCGATTGAAGGATCGGTCGGCGGCGGCGACGTCCTCGCCAAGCTGCAGGAGATCGCCTCGCGGATCACCTACTCTGCGCCCGTTGTAGCCGGTTCCGTTATGCCCTATGCTGTTGCACCGGGAGGCGCTGATACCTCCGGGATCGCTGATGTAATTGAAGCATCGAACGACGAGCTGGGCAGCGTGATCGTGCAGGCCGTAACCAATGCGGCGTCCTCCATCGTGAACGCCATCCAGCAGTACAGCGGCGGCGACACGACCTTTGACAGCCGCTATGTCGCTGACATGACGATTAAGGAAATCAACAGACGAACGCGGGCTGTGGGACATTCCCCGCTACTGAACACATAAGGAGGTGCGCACGTGAAGCCTGTCTTTAAGATCGGAGATAACGATTACACCGATTACCTCCTGGAACTCGAGCCGGTACGGAACGACCTGGACAGCGACGGCGCAGGGCGCAACCTCCTTGACGGCCTGATGTACCGGGCAAGGATCGCGCAGAAGTTCAAGTGGACGGCGAAGTTCCTCCGGCTCCCCGAGCAGATCATGAAGGGAATCTCCAACGATATCAAAGCAGAGTTCGCCATGATCACCTTTCTTGACCCGGATCTGAACCGTGTTGTTACCAGAGAATACTATACCTCCACCCTGAAATACGGGTCGCAGAAGTACGACAGATCGGATAAGATCACCGTCTACGACGGCTGCAACTTCGATATGACCGAGAGGTAGCCGCATGAGAAGAAGATCGAAACGCTGGGAGAAGATGGCCATCCGTGGCCGCTTCACCTTCGACGCCAAGGCGCGGATTAATGGCAAGGACTACCGGGCCATCTCAGCGCCTCGCATCGTGCGGAGCCTTATGCCGTCGCCTCTGTCTGTCGGCAACTGTAATTCTGCGACGCTGCACCTGTCCGTCCTCACGGATGATGTTATCGAGGATAAGACCTCGGTCGTGATCCTCGGCAGGATCGTCAACGACGTCCACGCGAGCGAATGGATGGAGTTCGGCACCTACTGGATCGACCAGCGCGACAGCAGCTTTGCGGGCCTCGTGACGGTGGACTGCTTCGACGCCATGCTCAAGACGAATCAAAACTATCTCTCTGACACTGATACCTCGGCCACATGGCCGAAGTCGATGAAGACGGTGGTGGAAGAGGTAGCATACCGAATCGGGGTAGGCATCGACCCACGCACACGCATTCGGACGGGCGCTGATTACATGGTGCCGTTCCCGGCAAATCGAACCATGAATCAGGTGATGGGCTATATCGCGGCCTGTCACGGCGGCAACTGGATCATTACAGAGGAAAACCTTCTGTACCTCGTGCCGCTGATCACCGCGCCGGACGAAACATTCCACATCATTGACAGTGATTATAACATCATTCAAACCAACGATGGACACCTCCTGATCTACAAGGAGCAGGAGGTGTTCAACGCTGTTCTCCCGGCTCCGGCTGGCGTTCAGCCGGATTCTCCGTTTCCTCGCACCTACTTCATCGTGGATGAGGCGGGAAACTACATCGTCACCCCGGAGGGGTATTACCTTGTGTGGGACACGGAGGAGCATATCGCCCAGGCGGTACCGCCTGAGAATGTAATCAATATCCCTGTGGTGTGCGGCGATATCAAGACCGGCTCCCGGTACACTATCACCGGCGTGACCATGACCGACGAGAGCGGGAATGTGTACACAGCCGGGAACGACACGGGGAAGCTGCTGAATATCGACAGTAACCCGTATGCCACGCAGGGAATCTGCAATGATCTGTATGCCGCCTACAACGGCCTTGTGTATTTCCCGTTTACAGCGACAAAGGCCCTCTATGACCCGGCTACAGAGTTGGGCGATCAGGTAAAGATTGGGGATAAGGTGCACAGCGTCATTTATGGCGCGACGCTGACACTCGATCATAATTTCCGTGCTGATCTGTCCGCGCCGAACAGCGAGGAGCTGAGCACCGAATATCCGTATCTCTCCAACTTCCAACGGCTTAGACAGTCCACGGAAGATCTGAATGCAGCCATCGAGCAGAACGCAGAAGAACTCGCCGGGAAGGTCAGCGACACCGACCTTAAAGAGGAGATCGACCGAGCGTCCGCTGCTGAACAGGCGCTTTCAACTGCCATCGGTGCAGAGAGAACGAGAGCGGAGGGGGCAGAATCTACCCTTGACGGGAAGATCGGCGCCAATACCAGGAGCATTCAGTCGAACGCCTCCAACATTACGAGCCTGCAGAGGGACGTGACGCAAAACACCTCAGATATTGCGGCTCTCTCTGCTTCGATCCTCGCCGCTCAACAGGTGGCCTCTGATATTAGCCAGTTGCAAAGCGACGTCTCGACGCTGCAATCCGAATCGACCCAGCACGGCACGGATATTTCCTCGCTCCAGAGCGATATCAGCTCGATCAATTCCACGCTGACACAGATTCAGAATGACATCTCTGGCATTCTGAACCGGCTGAATGCATTGGACGGAGGCGGTACCTGATCCGCCAATTATGAACATCTTACAGGAGGTCAGCTATGGCAAACAAAAGAATCCAGGACTTTGCACTTCTGAACGAAGCACAGGATGATGATGTTCTCCTTGTGGCTTCGGACGAAGAAACCTATGGCATTAAGGTCAAGGTTATCAAGGATGAAGTGTCCGGCAATGCTGCCGCTGCTGCGGCCTCTGCTGCTGCTGCGGCTGAATCGGCTTCGGGTGTGGCGCAGGCGGCGTCGGCAGCGTCCCAGGCGGCGGCGGAGGCCGCTTCCTCGGCGCAGTCCGCCAACGCGAGAGCGGAGGCAGCAGAGGCGCAGGCCCTCCAGGCTGCGGCCAATGCCCGCACCGCCTCCAATGCGGCGACTTCTGCGGCGGCCTCTGCTGCTGCGGCACAGCAGACGGTTGATAACGCGGCGGGCTTCCTCTCGGATCTGGAAAACCTTGACCTCGGCGTCGGCTTTGATTCCGGCTATCAGGATGAAGAGGGCTTTATCCATCTGACGAAGAACGGCGAAGATCTTCCCGCCGAGGACTTCACCCCGTTCAAGGTGGCCGGTGGCGGCGGCTCCGGCGGAGGGGACAGCGGTTCCCGCTTGACCTTTGCCATCTACACGCCGACGTCATTCTCGGTGCTGGACACCGCAGGCACCGCTCCGATCACCTATAAGTTCCTCTCCATCGATACCGAGACGGAGGCGGCGACCGGAGCGGGCACTCTCTCCGTGTATGTCGGCAGCGTCCTCAAAGCGAATATCCCGGTACAGCAGGGCGACAATAAAACGATCGACGTGTTCCAGTATCTGGCCGTCGGCTCGAACGCGGTGCGGCTTGTGCTGACCGACAGCTACGGCAGCTCCGCAAGCCGGAAGTTCACGATCCAGCGCGAGCGGTTCTCTCTGGAATGGAACCTCGACGAGGTGTCGAAGAATACGGCGTCCGATCTGAGCTTCTATATCACGCCGACCGGCACCGGCACCAAGACCATTTACACCTATGTGGACGGTGTTTTGGATTCGACCGATACCGTGACCACCTCCGGGCGACGCTTCACCAAGACGATCTCCGGCCTCGCGCATGGTGCGCACACCATCGAGGTCTACGGCGTCATGGACGTGAACGGCTCCACAGTGGAATCCAACCATCTGTACGCTGCGGTCGCACAGGTCGGGGCTTCGAGCGCGGTCGTGATCGCGGCCAACTGGCCGAGCGGGAATCTGCAGCAGTACACCACGGAGCAGATTTCTTACATGGTGGTGAATCCCTCCGAGAATCCCACCGAGGTGCAGCTGCTGGTCGATAACGTGGCGCAGATCACCGAGACCATCGATCAGACCATGCACACCTGGGCATATCGCCCGGTCACCGCAGGCTCGCACACGCTGGCCATCAAATGCGGCAGTACGACGGTGACGCACAGCGTGACCGTTGATTCTATCGGCGCGGGCATGGAGGAAGTTTCCTCCGGCCTTGCCGTGAAGGTCGATCCCGCCTCTATCGGTTCCCTTCACGGATGGAGCAATAACGGCTACAGCTTCACCCTTTCGGCGAACTTCGATGAAGTCAACGGCGGCCTTGTGACCGATTCTGACGGTGTTCGCTGCATTCGTGTCACCGCAGGCGACCGGCTGACGCTGAACTACCAGCCCTTCTCCGGCGATCCCCGGCGCGACGGTCTCGCGCTGAAGATCATCTATGCGATCAAGGACAGCACGGACAAAGACGCGGTCGGCATCTCGTGCATGGACGGCGGCGTCGGCATCGAGATCAAGGCGAACAACGCCTACCTGTACGGCAACCAGACCACCATTGCCCTGAGCACCTGTGAGGATCAGAAAGCCGAGCTGGATATCAATATCCAGCAGGACAGCGAAGACCGCCTTGCGTACATCTGGGAGAGCGCGAGCACCTTCTCCTTCGATCAGTACGCGGCGAACGAGAGTTACACGCAGGGTACGGCCAAGGGTATCACCTTCGGCTGCGACGAGGCGGACGTCTACATCTACCTCCTGCGCGGGTATGGCCGCGACCTGACTGAGAACGAGATCAAGGCCAACTTTATCGCAGACGGCAAAGACGGTGTCGAGATCCTTGCCCGTCAGAATCGCAACGACATCTACGACGGCAACGGTGCGATCGATCTGGAAGAGGCTTATGCCAAGAACCCGGACGCTCATTTCATCGTAATCAACGCCCCGCGCATGACCCTCGGCAAGAAAGACGAGGTAGCCGGAACAATCGACCATACCTATGTTTCCGGTGGAGCAGAGCACAAATGGTCTGCTCCTATGACCATGAAGGTGCAGGGCACGTCCTCTGTGGAGCACGCCGGTACCGCAGGCCCGAACATCAACTTTGAGCTGCCCAACGGTATCACGCTCGAGGACGGTACGGTTATCCCTGCGGGCTACGCCATGAACGGCGCGGAAATCAGCATTCCCACGAAGCTCCTGTGCTGGAAGAAGAATATCGCCTCGCAGGATCACATCATCAACCGGGCCTGCGCGGAATGGTATAACCGCTATCAGCCCTCCGTCCGTGCCGCCCGCGTCGCTGATCCTCGTGTCCGCGACTGTCTGGAATCGGCTATGTGCGTGGTGTTCTTCCACAACACCGCCTCCGAAGCTGTCCAGGTCGGCCCTGATGTGGTACAGCCGGACGAAACGGTGTTCTTCGGCCTCGGTAACCTCTGCTCCAACAAGGACGCCGAGGAAGTCTTTAATTATGACGATATCGTCATTGAGGTCAAGAACAACGCGAATCCCCAGGTGCGCTTCAAGAGCGACGATCTGACCGGCGACAATTGGGGCAACAACTATGAGTTCCGCTATCTGAATGAGGACGCGCTCACCGAGGCGCAGGCTATCGCAGCTTGGCAGGAGGTGCAGACCTTCCTTTATGAGACGGACGTTGCAGCTGCTCCGAATACGGCCCTGAATCCGTCCAGGACAGTAAACGGACAGGTGTTTACGGTCGATAACGCCGCCTATCGTAAGGCGCGGTGGCTGAATGAGGCCCCGGCGATCTTCGACATGGACACCCTGTATTTCCACTACAATATTACGCTGTTCTATCTGCTCCGTGATAACCGGGCGAAGAATATGTTCTGGTCCCGGAACAGCGCGGGAAAGTGGGGTCTCTGGTTCAACTGGGACAATGATACCGGCCTCTGCCGGAACAACGACGGCTACATCGACATTGAGCCGGGGTACATGGACTTCGATACCCTCGGCACCGGCTATGTGTTCAACGCCGCCGACAATGCCCTGTGGACTACCCTTCGCGAGTGCAACGAAGCCGAGCTTCGGGCGAACTATCTCAGCCGCGAGAGCGCGGGCGCGTGGAACATCGACGCCTTCTATGCTTTCTGCAAGGAGAGCCAGGAGGCCATCTGTGAAGCGCTGTGGATCGAGGACGCCCAGCATAACGCC